ACATGCAGACAGTGAACGACTGATCCACACCGACAATCGCCCCCGCGCCGCCGATTAGATTTGCGGACAAACCCGCCGCAGGCACGCCACCAGAAACGCCCACCGTCAATCTGCGGGCTCTGCCGGTTCGGCCCGAAGCACTCATCGGCCCGCCAAAAGCAGAGACAGAGAGTCCGCCTATGGAATCGACTGCCGCGACGTTGGTGTTTGTCGCCGCCTCGTCGAACTTCCACCACGCCACAGCGCCCGAAATGGATCGGGGGTCGAACAGGTTGTTTCTTGGCCGAAGCAGGCGAGGCGACATGGGCATTGGTCAGTTCCTCGCGCCGTCCGAAGAAGCACTGGGCTGGAGTGCGTACAGCAGGCGGGTCTGCTCATGCACCGCTTGGGCGATGTCCCGCTGCGTCTGGCTCATCTCCTTGAGGAACGCTTGGTGGGCCTCGACCATAGGCAGCACGATGTCCACCCGGACAAACCACAGGACGAGGCTTGCCAGGACAAGACCGAACCCGTACCGCTCCAGCATCCGCAGGGCGGTTTCGTACACCTCGACGCTGCTCACTGGCTCCCTCTCATCTCGCACTGCCAGACCGCCATCTTTGCTCGATTCGCCCATCTGGATAGCCACCACTCCAGGACTTCCTTGACCACCGCTGACAGGACAGCAGACAGCAGGAAAGCCCAGATGAACCCGTATCTTTCGTCTTTCGCGAATCCCGAAAGTGCGAACGACACCCGCTGTGCCGTGTCCTCCAGAGGCTTCCCGTAGTCCTGCGACTCCCGCTCGCACCGCAGCAGCCAGTCGGTCGGCCACTGAGCGATGGTCGCCAGCACGAGGGCGTCAACCTTCTCCCGGCCCAGCAGCCTGGACCGGACGGGCAGGCGGCTGCGGACGTACTCGCACAACTCGCTGGCCGAGTCACTTGGCATGGCAGGCACCGTCCTTGCATGCGGACTGCGGCTTCGGTCGGTTCTTCGCACACGGGCAGGCGGCAGGGCACGAACACCACACGCGGGTAATCCCGTCACCTGTCGGCACCATTCCGGTCCCGCCGCATTTGCCGCAGCATTTGATCGGCGGCGGACTGGGCGGATTGGTAGGCACGTCGGGGGCAAACGCGAGCCACACGGCGACAGTAGCGATGGAAACCTTCATCCGAGAATCTCCCGTCCGCCCCAGTCCTTGAGCGTCCTCTTAGGAAATCCCACCACGTTCGATACCGCATAGGCTCCCCCCTGCGCGATCATGCGCTGGGCAGTGGACTGACTGATCCAGAACGAACCCTCCGGCTGGTCATGCACCTTCGGGCCGGAGTGTGCGTTCCAGCCCCAAGAGTTCTGGATGCAGAAGCGGCAGTCTCCCGGCCGCGAGTCGTCCGCTGCGTGCCACTGCATCGCGTGATGCCACGTCCCAGACGGCGGAATCATGCCCTGCTCGTCCCGTCGCATCCGCGAGAATCCCACGTCCGAACAGCACACCACGCCAAATCCGTTGGCGATGGCGTCTCTGGCCTGCTGCCACGTCGTCACGAGGCTGATCGTGCCGACGTGATGCTTGGCCGCAACGCTTGTCACGTTCGCCGGTACACCACGCCCGCCCCACTTCATGCCGATGGAGGCGTCGTAGATGGACAAGTCGAGGCCCAAGTCGTCGTACTTCTGGCGGAGCATCAGCCCGCCCGTCCTGTGTGCCCAGCCGACGATCTGCGAGCAACTGGCACCCTGCCCGCCATGCCCGCGTGCGCCGTAGAGCGGCTCGGTCGCCGTGCGATCCACCCAGTCCTCAGTCGTGGCGATGTCGGGGTCGTTGGCCCTCGCCAGGTCCGCCGCTCCACGCACTGCATGCGACACGCAGTCGCCCGTCGTTTGCGTTTCGTCGTAGGGCTTCCGCCCGGTGGCTGTCTCAAACGCCACGACGGCCTTGAAGGGCAGCGACACCTTGCCTGCCCCGCTGCCGGCCAGCGTGTCGCCAAACAGCGGCATGGGCAAGGACTGGAGCAGCCGATCCGTCGCGTCCGGGTCGCAGTACGACCCGAGCAGGCCGTTGTTGTAGGCCCGAACTATGTCCTGCGGTGAGGCGAAGAAGTCCGACATGCCCCACCTACTTGATCGCCGCGAACGCTTTGGCCGCTGACTGCCGGAGTTCCGGCGTCAACGGCACGTCCTTGTCGCCAACGGCGGCGAGCAGGTAGTCATCGAGCCGCTGGCCCAGACCGGCGTACTTGCCGGCGATCCCGGTGTTCTCAAACGCCATCGACAGGGCGTTCCGGTAGCGATTCCGCAGGTCGAGGACGGTCTTCGCCACCGGCTGCTTGGCGTTCCCGTCCCGCACCACGATGTCGGCCATCGCCGCATGGAAGTCCCGGAGGATCGCCGCATCGCCGGCACTCACGCCCTCCAGGACGGACGACGGGGCCGGCACAGATGGCTTGACTGCGGGCAGGACGGTAGCCGTCATGGCCGCAATCCCGACCAGGAGCCCCGCCCAGATTGCCACCGTCCTCGCCACGCTCTACCGACCCTTCTTCGGGAGTTCCTTCTCCGCCACAAGGGCTGCGATCAGTGCCCGAGCCGCCGATGCCACCGCCACGTCGCCCGCCTCGTCGGCCTGCCCGGCGAGGCCGAACAGCCGGTTCACCCACCCGGCCCGGTCAGCCGGAGAAACTCCAGGCGACCGGGCCGTAGACGGCAGGTACGGCAGGGCCAGAGCCCCGCCGGCAACGGCGAACGCAGCGACGGCGACCACAGCCAGGAGCATCAGTCGATCTCTGCGTTGGAAACAGCCGTGACCAGAGCCACGACGTACCGGAACAGTTCCTCGCCCTGCGGGCTCATGAGGCACGCCTCCACCCGCTCGCACAGGTCATCGTCCACCGGAGTTTCCGTCTTGGTAGCGACAAACCGCATGAGTTTGAGCGCCCCTGCGGCCCGCTCTTTCGCCGTGTCGGCTGCGGAAATCTCGGACAGCAGCGACAAGGCCGGTGCCCACTCCACAATCATCCGCACCTTGTCCGCGACGGTTGCCACGAGGCTTCTCCTTCTGGCGAGACACCCATGCCACTAGGAGATTTATGTCCCGGCACGGCTGGCACAGGGACAGTAGTTTTCGCCGCACCAGGAACGGGTCCAGGCTCAAGTCCTCGCAGGTCTGGGCGAAGGTGAACGCCCCTCCCGTACCCTCAAAGACCCACCTCCACGCCGCCACCTGCCGGCGCAGAATCTCAAACTCCTTCCTGTTGGTGGGCAACATCTGGGCATACCCAATCCGCCTGTGCCGGCGGCACAGTTCGCGGACGTGGTAGTGCGTCCGAACGAGAACCTCTGCACAAAACCGTCTCCATCCGGTTTCGCACTCCTCCACGATGTTCTCGTCGTCGTAATCCTTTACGGCGACGGCGATCATTATTTCGTCGGTGCCTCGCAAAAGCCGCTGCGAAGTGTCCCCTCGTTGAGGTGCGGCCAAACCTCAAGCGAGTGGATTGCCGCCATCAGATTCCAGGCGGCGTGGCCCAAGTGATCCTCTGAGCGATCCCCTCCGAGAAACAGGTAGACGTGCCGCAACGCATGGTTCAGCATGTCGTTGGCCGGCATCCCTTTTTCCCAGTTGAAATCCCCGTACTTGGCTGCGCCCTCCGCACAGGCAGCGGCAACGGCTGCGAGTCCGATGGGCGTGATGAGGTCGTACCTCGTCGCCTCCGCATCGCTCGACCGCACGGCACCGCTGGCGTACTTCACCGACTTTTCCTCCGTCACCTTTATCATCGAGACAACTCCTTGAAACGGTCCTCAAACAACTGCTTTGCCTGAGTCCAGCAGTACGGGTTGATCGGCCCGCACGCCGGCTCCACGTCGATTCCCCAGTCGTGACTGACTGACACAAGGTCACGCTTCTCCGCCATCAAGGCCCGCAGGTCCGCCGTCTTCACGTCGGCGGGCATGGGCCAGGGCAGGCCGAACACCTTTGCGACAGTCCGCTGGACATGCTCCTCCAGTTCCCGGTAGCCCGGCATCAGCGACTTGAGCGGCGTAGCCACGTCCCCCAAGTACGCCTCGCTGGCGTCATGCAGCAGCCCCCACATGGCGTTCTCCGGCTGCGTCAGGCGGCTGACCATGACGCTGTGCTGGGCCACCGAGTACGGGCACTTGCTGTGGCCGGTGAATCGGTTGATGAGGGACAGGGCATGGGCGATGTCCGGGATATGCACGTCCTCCCTGCGGAAGTTTGCGAGGTCGATCAGCCGGCCCGTGTACGTCTGCATGGTCGTCGCGTTCATGGTCAGCACTCCTTGCACACCAGGGGGTCAATCGGACGCAGGGCCGACTGCGGCACGAAGTACGCCTCGCCATAGCCGCCGTAGTTGGCACGGAACTTCGGCTGCTTCGCCTCCGATGCGGGCATCCAGCCGTGAATGGTGAAGTCGTGCGGGCCTCCGGTCACAAGCACGAAGGCATCGCCGTCCTTGTCGTCGTCCCGGACGATGAGGTCGTAGGAGTGACGCGACCGGGTGCGGATCTGGATGGACTCGCCCACGTCTCCGCCCGCCTTGAACGTGTTGACGCTGCCGTTCCAGTAGCGGTTGGTCGCCTTCGCGAACGCACACTCCCCCAGTGCCCCGAGAATGTGGATCGACCACTCGTCGTTGACCTTGAGCCGGCTGACGCACCCCTTCCGCAGTGCCTCGACGTTGCGAGACACGCCGACGAGGGCGGCCCGGCTCACCTCAAACCATTCCAGACGCACGTTCACAGCAGTTCCTTCCGCCATCGCGTCACCACCTCGCCGTACAGAGCCCAGAACGCCGCGTCATGGGCCTCGCCTTCGTAGTCCACCTTGACTGGAGTCGCCTGACGCATGGCGTGGACGTGTTCCTCGATCAACGTCTCCGCCATCTGCTCCTCGTTCCCGCTGTTGCGAATCCAGATGACCGCCCGATCCCCGTGCCAGTAGAAAATCCCGTGAGCCTTGTGCTTCTTCATCACCGCCACCGGCCGCAGCAGCACGCGGCACGGGAACGGCAGCGGATAGTTCTTCCGCAGCCACCGCTTCGTCCTGTCGTAGTACCTGACTGGCATCAGAGAGCCCCCTGCACCTGCTGGATGAACCGCTTGATCTGCTCCAGAGGGAACGTCACAAGCCACTCCTGCTCGTTCTGCCGGTGCAGCACGACCGGGCAGAGTTCCCCGCACTGCTCACGGGACTTGTCCATGACGGCGTGCAGGTTCAGCCCCCGCTCGACACGCTTCACTTCCAGCCAGAGGTGCGGGGTGCCCGGACTGATGAGGTCGCTGGCCGACTCCGTGCCGGAGTGCTGCTGACTCCTGCGGGCGTGGGCATTGGGGACGAGCCGATTCCACTCGGCCGCCGCCTCCAACTCGCCACGCTTGCCCTTCTGCCGACTGTTGATCGCCATTCGCTTCACCTCCAGGGGGACTCCGTTCTTCCTGCGAAACACGAACACACGAACCGGATACCGCTCCAGGCTGTAGCCCAGATGCTTCTTGAGACGGAGCGAAGCCAGGAACTCCGGGTCGAAGTTGGCGTCGTCCACCTCCCGCTTGGCGGTGAGGCACATGCCTTTGGTGAGGTTGTGCTTTCCGCCGAAGTGCAATCCCTCGTGGCACCAGTGGCAGAGCCGCAGGAGGTTCCTGCGGTCGTGCGCCCGGCCAGCACCCTGCTGCAAGTGGTGGATGTGCAGGGCGTCCGACCTGCCCCAGCACACCGCACAGAACTGGTACTCGTCCGCGAAGGCCGATAGTTCCTGACGCCCATCACTCATCGCCCTCCTCCGTCACGGCCCCCACGATGGCCCGAACGGAGTTGTCGAACGCCTCAGCGTCCTCCTCCGTCTGGAACTCGATCTGCCAGCGGAACACCCGCTCGCCAGTGGCAAGGTTGGTCGCCTCCTCCCGGCGGTGGACGCGGCAGGCGGCCACGCCACCCAGCGTCTTGGCCGACGCCACCAACTCCTCGTTCTCCTTGAACAACGCACCCAATGCCTGAGCCATGAATCCGCCCATGACGATCACTCCCTTCGTGAAATCGGACACCTCAACCTCCGTGAGTCTTGAGCCATTGAGCAGCGACGGCGAACCAGAACGAGAGCAGCGTCAAGTCCTCCGACGAGGTGACGACGACGGTGCCGCTGGTGTCGATGACGACTGCTGACTGGTGATCCTGCGAGAACCACTGGGAGTCCGCTTCCGTCTCCTCCCCGATGATGTCCTTCAGCGTGTCCACTCCCTCTCGGGGGCGGCACAAGGCGGCGAGTTTCTCCCCCTTGCTGTCCGTGTACCTGAGAAGAACCAAGTCTTTTGCCATTTCCCTTACTTCCCTTAGCGCTCTAAGCGCTCTCTGAAACAAATCTGCTCACTGGTTGAAGGCTCGCTGCGGGTGGACGGCGACTAATCCCCAGCCCGAAGGCTAGGGTTAGCCGCCACCTGCCCACTGGTCGTTAGGACGCATGGGGGTGTCCTCCTTGCCACAGGGGCGGAGGCATGCGACCTGCTTATCGAGCATCCTGTTGCCCGCGTGACTTAGCCCTGTCGCTTGCGGCTGGCTTACCCACTGTCGTCACGATCCCTTCTGGTCGTGGGTCATGCGGCTGCGTGCCAGAGGTTTTCCCAACCCACGCAGCCGTTCGTGTTGTCGATGCGTTATTTCAGTGGCGGGATACTCCGCAGCAGGCAGAGGTCGCCGTACTTTTGGGCACTGCTCCAGTTGAGGTGCGACTTGCCGATGGCGTCAGCGATGGGCACGCACATGACGACGTTCGTGGCGATGTTGACCACCACGAAGGCGTCAACATCTGCCGCCGTGTACCGGCCCGTGCGTCTCTTGCCGCGTCCGATCCGGATGCGGCTGCGATTCCGCTTGCAAGTGCTGATGGCCGTCGCCTTGACCTGGATGCGCCAGAAACGCCGCCCGCTGAAGGCGAGCAGGTCGTACCCGTCGTCCACGATTGGAACGGCCACCTGGAAGCCAGCCCGCAGGAGCCGCTCCACAGCCATCGACACGCCGATTTCACTAATGACTTTTCCATTCAGCGATCCTTCGCTCATGCCGCCTCCCTCACAGGGCCGCAGGCTTCTCCTTGCGGCGGCTCAGTTCCCTCCGAACCGCAGACTTGAACGGCGTCTCCTTCTTCTGTGAGTCCAGCACCCACGAGAGGTAGCCCTCCGGGATGGAGTCCAGAGGGACGCCCTTGTACTTGCCGTACATCATCCGCCAGCCACGACGCTTCTTGCCCTCCGGCTCGGAGAACAGGTCGCGGGTGTCGTGATCGAAGGTGACTCCGACGACCAGCCGCTTCCGCTTCTCGATCAACTCCTGAGCCTGTGCCTCAAGTTCCTCAAGGTCGATGGCGTCGGCCTGCTTGATCGCATCGACGGCATCCACGCCCTCCATCGACAGCATGGAGGCAATCCGCTCCTGGCGGGCCTTCGTCTTCCGGCACTTGGCGTCGAGGACTTGCAGGGCATTGAGCAACTGGTGCGACCGGCTGGAGTCGGTGATGTCGTAGATGTTGAAGTGGGGCTTGCCGCTGGCGGCGATGGCGGCCAGCCTCTCGTCGCGAGTCATCTCCGGGTGCAGGGTGCCCGGCAGGACTCGCGTCCCTCTGCCCAGCCGTTGTTCGTACCGGGACAGGGAGCGGGTCGGGGCGGCCATGTAGACGTTGGTCAGGGTCGGATGGTCCCAGCCGTAGCCCAAGATGCCGACGTTCACAATGATCTTCGTGTCGCCGGCCAGGAAGGCATCCATGTTGGCCTTCCGCACCTCCGGGTTCTGGCGGCAGTGGACGAGCGAGACGCGAGCCCCGTACCGCTCAAACACCTGGACGAACAGTTCCGCCTGCTTGCGGTTGCAGGCGTAGATGACCGACGGCTTCTGCTTGTAGGTCGAGAGGACGAGGCTCGTGACCTCCTGAGCGAAATGCTCGGCCGTCAGCACGGCGGCGAGTTGCGACTTGTTCCACTCGCCGGCCTCGTCGTCAATCAGCGTGAGGTCGAACGAGCGGGCCTCCGAGAGGAAGCACTTGGGCGGCACCAGCCAGCCGTCGTTGATCGCGTCCATGAGCGAGTAGACGACCTGCGGGCGGGGCCAATACCTGAGAGCCTTGCCCTTGCCCTTGTATGGCGTGGCGGAGAAGCCGACGATGGTCGCCCCCCGATCCTCAAACCACCGCAGCATCTCCTCCATGCGGGGCGTCATGCCGACGTGGCACTCGTCCACCATGACGAGCGTCGTCCGCTCAAACGCCTTCGCCTTGTACCGGCCGGCGGACAGCATCGAGTCACGGGAGGAGACGATCACCCTCCGCCGCAGCCCCTCGATGGACTCGGCGTAGTTGCCGCCCTGCTCGATGTCCACCCGCTCGCCCAGCCGCAACTCCAGCCGGTCGCGGTTCTGCCGCATCAAGTCCACCAGCGGGATGACATTGACCGGAAACCGGGCGATCCGGCACAGTTCGGCCTGCACCTCCGTCTTGCCGCTGCCGACGGGCTGGCAGACGACGACCCTGCGGTCGCCACGCTTGGCCGCCTTGCAGACCTGCTCGACGGCCCGCTGCTGGTAGTCCCGGAGAAATGCTCGTCCGCTCATTTGGCCTGCTCCTTCTTCTTGCGGGGCTTCTTCGCCGCCTTCTTCTTGGCCTTCTTGGCCTCCGGCTCCTGCCACCGGCTGCTGCACACCGTCGCCTCGCAGGGCTTGGGGTCCGCAGCAGGGGCCGGGAACATGGAACTCAGCCGGGCGTCCACCCGGCGGGCCAACTCCATCTCCACCAGCAGGGCCGGCAGCACGACGCGGCAGAACCGCAGGGCGGTGTCGGCGTCGAGCGTGCCGGCGTTCGCATGGGACGAGACGCCTTGAGCCAGCGTGAGGTAGCGGTCGATGTCAGGGTTCATGGTTTGAAATGCCGGATGGTGATGACGGCATCCGGCGTGCCGACGGAGGAAGGCCAACCACCTGCCTGTGCGATCACGAAGCCAACGCTGGCTCCTGCTTGGGCTTGGAGAACTTGGCGGCACAGTCTTGGGCGAGCAGGGCGATCCGCTCGGCGGCGGCCTTGCCCAACTGCCCGGACTCGACGCCGCGATCCGTCTGGGCGAGGACGGCCTTCACGCCCGCCTCGTCCTTCGCGGCCCGCACCTTCGCCATCAGAGCCTTCTCGATCTTGGGCTCGTCGGTGATGGCCGACGCCACCGCAGCCCGCTGGGCCGTCTCGCCGTCGTCCTCGTCCTCAGCGGCCACGCCGACGATGGCGGCCAACTCGACTCGCTTGAGGTAGGTGGCCGTCGCCGCCAACTGCTGCGGCTGGAGCGATGCCTTGATGGGCAGGAACGACCGGATGAACTGGCCGCTGGTGTGGCCCAGCGTCGTGACCAACATGACGAAGTTCTCGTCGTAGGGCACGAAGCACTGGATCACGTCCAGCCCGTTGTCGGAGAGAGGCTTGCGGATCGTGTCGATCACGGTCGCCAAGTCGGCGTACATGCCGAAGTGCGACTTGCTCGTGCGAGGGGCGTTCTTCATCTGCCCCAACGCCTTGCTCTTGGCCTCAAACAACTTGTCGAGCGCCTGACTTGATGCAGGCCACTCAGCGATAACCGAAGTCATGCCATCCTCCCGAGTACATGAGCCGGAAATTGCAGTTCAACAACCTCGCCGTGCGTTTCCGGCAACCACCAGTCGAGGCTTTCACGAAGACGGAGTTCGGCCAGAGCGGCATCCATGAGCCGCCGGCCCTCTGCGACGATGGCCGCAGGGAGAGTCACCACCTGACAGTCGTGGGGCAGTGACGTTGAGATGACGATGAAGCGGAGCGGCTGGGGCTCTAGGCCCATCGCCTCCATGCCACACCGATACCACGCATCCTGGAGGTGGTAGCGGTACGACAGGACCGACTTCCAGAAGTCAGCGAGGATGTCCTTCTCGCGGGTGGTCTTGAGGTCGATGGCAAGGCCGTCGCTGGTCAGGGCGTCGAACCTGCACTTGAGCAAGTCCCCCTCCGGCGACTCCCAGTACGCACCGATCTCTCGCTCGGTGATTCTGGACAGCAGTTCAGCGGAGGCGGGGTTGCCCTTGATGGCCGCCACCTCCGCCACAATCTGGGCCTTCTCCTTCGGGGGGACGACCACCGCCCCCGCAGGAGCCTCGTTTTTCGCCCATTTCGCCGCTTCTTTGCCAACCAGCCCGGTTGCCGTTAGAGTTTCCGGCGGAGGAACTACCAGCAATTCAAGGAGGTCGTCCCCCACTTCCAGCCACCTATGCAGCAGGGTGCCATGATCGGTGGCACTGCTGGAGAAGGGCGGGAGCGTCTTGGAGATGTACCGCTGGTAGTACAGGGAGGGAGAGTCAAGGAGTGCCCGGACTCGACTGCATGACCTGTGCGTTTCGTTAGCGTGATAGTCGGCGTTCGCTTCTCCACGCCGAATCACGGTGCGTACATGAGTTGTGTGCGCACCGAGAGTGACGGGCGTAGCGGAAATAGCGGTCGAATTGGCACGACCAACCGTGCCGAGTTCGTCCACACCTTCTGCTGCCTCCGCAGTGGAAAACGTCATGACCAGCCTCCATGCCTTGATCGAGAAGTACCTGCGATCCCGGTGCGTCAGTCCCGTCTACCAGTCACACCTGCGAGCGCTTGCCCGCTCATGCAAGTCGATGACCGTGCCAGCCGTCAACAGGCACCTCACTCGTCGCATGGCTGAGGTCAAGCCGATCTCGGTTGATTCGGAAAGACGCATGATTCTGAGCGTGTGGCGATGGGCCTACGAAACCGGGCTAGTTGATTCGCTGCCTCGCGGACTCGTCAAGATCAAAGTGCCACGACAGCCCACTAAGGCATGGACTTTAGAACAGTGCTGTACGGCTGTCAAGGGGACTTACCTTCGCGGAAATACGATTCGCAGAACGAAGGTCACGGAGGGGCAGTTCCTCCGGTGCTGGATTCTTCTCGGCTACGAATCTGGGGCACGGCTGGGGGACTTGTGGGAGATGCGCGGCTCAGACTTTGCGGATGGCGTAGTCCGGTGGGGCCAGCACAAAACCGGCGAGCCGCACGTCAAAGTCCTCAGCCCGGCCTGCGTCAAGGAGGTCAATGAAATGCTGGCCCACTCCCCTGACGGAAGGGTGCTTGGGTGGGTCATGAGGTCGGGGTCTGCCCGGCGGAGGATGCAGGCGTACCTGTCCTCCCTCCGGCTCGGAGGCTCGTCCAAGTGGCTGAGGCGGAGCGGGGCCACCCACATCGAGATGGAGCATCCCGGCAAGGGCCGGCTGCATCTGGGCCACAAGACGCACGGGCTGGCCGAACGCTGCTACATCGACTGGTCGCAGGTGCGGAGAGACATTCCGTCGGTGCCGACCCTACTCAAATAGGGAGACGGCACTGGTGTCGGACTTCCGCTTCTTGGACTTCTTCCCCTTGCTGGCGGTCTTCTTCCGGGCCTCGCGACGTTCACGTCCGAGCGCTCGGGAGACGGCCATCCGCTGCAAGGCCCACTGCGGCACTCCCGGCTGGAGATGCTCGGGGATGTAGGTCTGCTGAAACTCGCGGGTGTACGGGTCGATGGACTCCTCGATCTGCCGCACGGCGTCGGCAAGGGCGTCCTGCTGGGCAACGTCCCGGAGTTTGACGCCCGACACGGCGTTGAGGGCGGTCTTGCCGAGACGGTGCTGGAGCGGCTGGCCGCCACGATCATCGAGCAGCGAGCGGGCGACGTAGAGCGGACGCCCGACGAACGGCAGGGCTTCGACTGGCTTCTCGATGATGGACGGCACGTCGGCGTAGGGGTTGCCGCTCACTGCACGGGCGATGGCGTCGAGTGAGGACGTGGCTTCGGAGAGCGGGCGGTTTGTGAACAGGTCTTTGCCAAACGCCGCCTCCGCCCCCATGCGGTAGGCGGGGTGCAACTGCATGGCGATCTGCCGTGCCGTGCCAGACAGCATGCCGCCTACCGTGCCCGGCGTCTCGACCATGTTGATCTGGTCGAATCCGGGAGCGTCGATGTCGGTGAGGTACGTCTGCGTGCCCGGTGCCGGGACGCCGCCGAACATCTCCGGGATCGGGAACGCAAACTGCGACCGCAGCCCGGACGGGACGTAGGTGTCTTCGCCTTCGTCCTGCAACGCTTCGGTGGCGTGGATGAGTTGGCCGTACCTGCCGCCCGGTCGCTCCGCCAGTTGCCGCAGCACTTCGCGGAAAATCCTACTTTGGTAGGAGTACCAGGGAAAAACCGCCTTCAGCAGCGATTTCTCCATCCCGGATAGGGATGCGTAGTCGACGTGGGCTCGTTTCATCGCCGCCGCAGCAGCCATCGGATCGTAGCCCTGCTTGAGCAGCGACAGGTATCCGGTGAGGCGATTGACGCCATCGGT